AATGACAATCTCATATAAAGAACTTTTTGTTTTTCTAAAAGTTCTTCCAGCATTTTAATATGATTCAATTTTTCAGAACGATCCATAGCAGGAAATTTAAAAATCCCTGCATACACAATTTCTTGTAGGTCATTGATGCTTTTTAATTCATCTTGAACCATTTTAGACTCGAAAAAACTCATACCTCTCCAAGTACAATTTGTTTTAAAATTTTCTTATAACGAAATACATCTATATGTATGAAAGAAGAATATTTTTTTATCTTCATACTTACGGTTTCCCACACTGGGTCTGAAAGTTGCTTGTCAAATTTGCTTTTGAAAGAAAATATTTTATCATAAATCACCAGAGTTTCGATTGAAATTTCTCCACTTAAAAACTTTTTTAGAATGGGAGGATGGCCTTTCGAACAATCGAAAACACTCTCTAATTCGTTTTCCAAGAACAATTCGCTGCTTTGTTCTTTGAACAAGTACGTCAAACTCTGATGTCGTTTTGTCCATTCGACGTAATTTCTTTCGCCAGAATTGATAATCTCTCCAATCCATAAATTTTCTGGGGTGTCGGTAGCAACAAAATTTGAAACAAAAAATTGTTCTATTTCTTTATCACTTTTTTGTCTGGATATTTTTTCAAACCAGAATCTATCTTTTCTCTTATAAAACGATTGGACGGTAGCTCTCGTTTTCTTACAGTACTTATGATAATCATACTTATCTTTCGAAAAATGATTTTTGAGTGCCAAATACGTCTTATAAGTTTCGAAAGGAGTCACTTTCATATTAAAGAGGAAGTTTTGCTTTGGAATTTTTTTTCATGAAATTCAATTCGATTGCTTCACACTTAATTTTTTCTTTAAGTGGTTTTGAAATTAGTTTTGGTACTGATTCTAATTCTATTTTATTCTGATCACAAAAATAAATAATTGCATCAATATAACTCACATTCTCCTGCTCAAGAACAATTTTTTCTATTTCTTGTGCAAAGCGGGATGGGCAAAAAAACTTTTGCTCTAAAACCTTTTCTAATTCATTCTCCATCTGACCCAGTATTGTGATGTACAAATTCTTTAATATACCGAACTAGCATTCTAATATAATCCTCTTTGTTTCTTTTGTCAAATACTTTTACGTCTCCACCAGGAGTGACCATCAAAGTAATTAACTTTTTAACAGGAATACCAGTCATCTCATAATAAGCAGATGCATAAAACATTTCTTGCACGAAATAGTTTTCAATCCACTTTTCTGGTTTAATTTTATCAGATGTCTTAAAGTCGATTACTGCAAGTTCTCCCTCATATTCTGCAATACAATCAACTCTTCCTGCCAATCCAAGATATTTAGAATACAGCGTTCTTTCAATGGCATGTATATTATTTATCTTATCAAGATAGGGTCTTGCATGAGTGAACATAATTTTAGTCATTGGCATGAACTCATTCCAGTCCATTTCCAAATTCATCAAATATGCCTGAGCTGCTTCGTGAAAATCTGTTCCTCTTGCAGTTGCTTTTTTTGTAATCGCATTTGCTTTTTCAACACCAATTCGTTTTCTCCACTCTACGAAAATTTGTCGATTATAAAAAGAGGTTACTGATGTAATAGAAGGCACCCATTGACCATCAGGAAGATGGTATAGGCGCATTCCATTAGTTTCTTTTTTTTCAAGTTCAATTTCACCGAGATAATTATGATGAATAAAATTCATAGATTCATTTGCAGTTTTGTTAGTAGATATTCCTTACAGAGACCAGACCTTACAATGTCCTCAACACCAAATTCAATAACATTGAAAGATGGCATAGCTCTCAAAATTTTCATAAAATCGACCACACCATTTCTTTCATTTTGTTTGATCAAATCACTTTGAGTGGCATCTCCACAGAACATAATTTTGGTGTTTTCACCAACTCTTGTAATAATACTATCAAGTTCGTGAAAATTCAAGTTTTGAAATTCATCAACGATTACAATACATCTATCCAATGTGGTTCCACGAATGAATGAAGTACTCCAAAAACTAATTGTTCCTTGAGTTTTGAGATTACCATAAAGCATCTCAAAGTCAGCATCTGTAGGCATTTCAAACATGTACTTTGCCATGTTTTTATATGGAATCTGATACAGAGAGGACTTGTCTTCATGATCTCCAGGAAGGAACCCAATTTCACGGGTAGAAACAAGTGATCTTACAATATAAATTTTTTCGTAGGGTGTTGTTTCATCTAGAACATCTTGAAGTGCATTATAAAGTGTAATGAATGTTTTTCCTGTTCCAGCAGCACCATAGGCTACGATATTTTTTTCGTCATCATATGAATCAAATAGAATTTTTTGATTTTCTGTGAGAGGTTCAATATCTCGCATTAAATCGAGATTAATTGGTTTTTTCCTCTTCATTTGTTTTGCGGTTAGCCCAACACCAATTGGTTGATCAGATGCTTTTTTTCTTCTTGGCATAAACTTTAGACTGGTTTTACTTTTGAACCTGGAACTTTTGATGCTTTATGAAGAACATCATTCCAACCAGGATGAGATTTTTTGAGTTTATCATATACTTCACCAACTTCACCAAAGTTGGGAGCATTTTCTGGAGTATAGTATCTTTCCCAATCTGGGTTATCTTTACGCCACTGATCCCAATCATGAACGCTCATTTTTACATCTTTGGTTTCACCAGTTTCTTTGTGTTTAACAGGATATGTTGCCATAGTTATAAATTCAAGATAAAGATATTTAGACCCATTCTAGTGCTTCAGCAACAGTCGGGAATTGCTCCACAAAAATTTTTTTACATGCCTCTGCAATGTCCATGTGCTCCTTCTGTGTGCCGTTGGCCGACCTCAAAGAGATATAATGGATCCATGACCTGCATGAACCTGACATGTAGAGTTTTGTGGGCACTGCGAGGGGTAACACGAAACGAGCACATTCCTTTGCAATACCTTCATCAAGCATTTTTTGATACAAGTCCATTGCTTCTTTAAAATGGTCTTGCATCAACATCTCATATTTTTGCACGATAAATGGGTCAACATCATCAATAGAATTCTGACGATTCTTGGTGTCTTGACGACGGAGTTCTGGGAGAGGAATTGTACCACCTAACAGAGAAGAATCAGCATATCGTTGGGAAAACTCTTGATATGTGAAACTACGATGCCTCAAAATTTGGGCCGCCAGTCCCCTGGTAGTCTCAATTTCAAGCGTCATGAATGCCTGCTCAAACACAGACCAGTGTTGGTGATTCACACAATATTTGAGAAGTCCTGCAACTTTAGGATTCTCTTGGTTAGAGGGATTGCTCACACGAGCAACATAACCCATTGTTTTCTCCGCATCAGGAGTCACACTAATCAATCTAACATTCATCTTTTTTAAATTTCTTACGACAGGATTTTAATGCTTTTAGTTCAGTTTTGATAATTTGATATGCTTCTTCTGGAGTCAGTTTTCTACCCATCTCCATAGCAATAGCAAACTCTACTCTAGTTCCGAAATGTTTAAGGGCTTCTTCGAAGCAATTTAATTCTTCGTACATACTTTTAATCGGGGTATCCATCGTCATCATCAAATACCTCATCATAGTCAGTAATTTGTGGATAATTTAAGTATTCTCCCTGTAAGTACGATTCAGGTTCAGAAAGCACTTCTGCTTTCAAAGAATCGAGAAGGAGTTCCATGTTTTTGATGATGAGTTTTAATTTATCTCTATCCATGAAATGGAGTCAACTACTACAATTATAGACAAAAAAAGAGAGGTAGTCAACCTCTCCTATGCATTCTAATACAAGTAATTCACTTGTTATAAGTATGACCACGATAGCAGAATGTACCGTGAGTCTCATGTGGTTCATGACCACATACGTTATACTCAACACCACGATATGCAGTATGAGCAATTTGAGCGTCGTGAAGTGCAGATGCTTTGTCGATCTGCTTCTTGATCATGAGAAGTGTATTCATTGTGTTTCTCCTGAAATACTAGGGTGAATTTAATCTCCCGTTCCTTCAGTCGTGTGCGTCCTATTTCTTAAGACACTTTAGCATCATATGCTGTCCAAACAAACGAGATAAGAATCTTTGCTTATCTTGTTGAGACATATCAGAATCCAGTACGGTTTCTGCCACCTCTCTAACTTGCTGACAAGTCATGTTTGGAGGACTATGTAAATTAGCTAATAGTAGTAACTCAATCATAGGATGAACGCTCCGTTCCGCGACTTACTTGCGTCCAGATGTGTCTTTCTATGCTATGTGCACAGCGACTGCCTCTTGGATGAACGACAGGTCTATTATAGACCTTATACCTTATTTAGTCAAGTACTTTTGTTGTGTATCATTTGATACTGTTTAAAAACCTTATAGGAGCAAAAAAGCCCCAGATTTTTTTGCCCCCTAAAATGGATTTAAAAGCTAAATTTCGTTTTGCTCTGCTTCTTCAATCAACTCTTTAACAATCTGTTCAGTTCCATCCATTGACATCACGGCATACATATTTGACTTCATGTATTTTTTAACTTTCTTATACTTCTTAACCACACCATCAATTGCATCTAAATCAATTGTAATTTTTGCATCCTTTCCTGTTCTACCCTCTCCAGGGTTTCCACCAAATCCAGCACTCATTTCTTTTTCTCCTTGGGAGGTTTGGCTCCCCATAGTTTAGGGTTATATGCACCCTTACCATATTCAATACTCTTTAATCCATCACGGAATTTATCCCAATACATGTTAAAGATATTGACTACTTTTTGACTACGAGTTAAATCATATCGAGTCTCACCATCAACTTCATACTTTATAATATGGGCATCATTAGGACATTCTTTAGTGGTAACTTGTTCCCAAGTTCCATTTTCAATCATAATTTCACAACCATATACTTTTTTAGAATTTTCCTTTTCAGATGATGTCCATGACTCCATTTTAGATTCTTGAGTAACTTCTGTCTTTTCTGCAACTTGTTCAGTCATAATATTATCAAGAACGGTTTCCCCATTGAATATCAGGATATGCTTGTGAAACAATGTCCTTTGTAATTTTATACTTTGTGGAGAGTCTTTTATCTTTGGTCAAAATCAAAACTTCAGCCTCTTTAGGATGAAGACCACGAAGAAGATTGATGAACATCATCTCTCTACGAATATGATTCAACCCACCATTACCACCTTTGACAAAGTGATAGAGATTTCGATACTCTCTACGAAGAGATGTTTTACCTCTTCCATCAAGGTCTTGACCAGTGGCAGATTCACCACCACGGGCCTCTCTTGCCAAATTTTCAGAGAGAGATCCAGAATACACTGATTGGTCTTCTGCATCACCATAAGGAACATCGCCTTCAGGAAGTTCAGAAATTACAGTCTCATCAAAATTCCAAATAAAAATAGACTTTAATGAAATGTGTTCATATGTTTTAAGAACCTCCACTTTTTTAGCACTTGACCTTTGTTTAGATGCCAGTTCTAAAACTTCATATACAAATGGATTGGGAGGCAATATTGCTCCAATTGGTTGAGTTGTCTTACTCGTCTTCTTCTTCGTAGTTGTCATAACTGTTTTCAAATCGTACTGCTAAAATTTCATCTGGTAATACATTGCCATTTTCATCAAACATTTCTGGATGAGTGACAATTGGTTGAGTCTGATAGAAATGTTCTCTTGCTAGCCATCCTAGCATACCACCAACAAAAAAGAACATTATACTAACAAGAGTACTAATGGTAAGAGTTACTGCTAACATTGCCTTTCTCCAGAGAATTTTTTCTTATAATCAAAACTGAATTCAAAATAAAAATGAAACTCTCTGCGGAAGAGAGCAATCATTTTACCAAACTTTACTTCAAAAGTTTTGGGTTCAGATTCCTTTCTTCTCCTTTTTCTTAATAGTAGCTCAACTCCTCGGTTAATCCCGAGTTCATCATTATTTAGATTGCTTTTTTCTCCTTCCTGGCTTTCTATCATAGTCATACCTCTTTGCATCATCAATAATATCATTTAAATAAACTTTTATCTTTCTTGCTTGTGGTTTTGGAATGTGTCCATATGCTTCACGAAGGAATTTATGATTATAATCACTACCACCTTCAAGATATTCTTCAAGTTCACATATAAGAGATGTAATTTCTTGTGCGGTAGAACTGTGAATAAATTCAACTACCTCCACTCTTTTGGTTTTTCTCTCTTTAAGATACTCGTAAAATTTAAGTAAGAATTTACCATTAAATGCATGATCAATTGCTTTTTCTACGATATCGTAAACTTCTTCCATTGATCTTAAACTAGTTTATTTTCTCTCAAATACTGAATAGTTTCTGTACATCCACCTAAACGAGTTCCATCATCAGGACCTTCAACATTCAATACAACTTGTGGAAATGTTGAACCATGGCCAAATTTAGCATAGAATTCATTTCGGTCAAAATTTTCATCTAGCATATAAACTTTATGTTGAAGATTTGCAATTTCCATTGCTCTTTTAAGTTTTACACAGAATGGACAACCAAACTTTGAATAAATTAAAAAATTCATAGTCATTTTATAATTTAATAGTATATATTTAATTACCAAATTTCATGGTTGGCATTTTTCTTCACAGAAACTATTCCAAAAGTCTTCCCAATCCCTATCAGTTGTATTTTCATCTGCTGAAGAAGTGTCATGAGATGAATTAGGTTCATTTCGAATTATTTTATTCCATGCAGATGTAAATTTATCATCCCAGTTATTACAATAAGGAGTATAAAAAGCCGTCAATGCAGCAGTAGTATCAACGATGCGTTGAGTGTTATTGGTATTTACTGCTTCTTGTAGTTGCTCAAGAAGAAACTCAAATGTAGTAATTTGATTGAATGCTTCTTCAAGACTATTCATTGCTTCCCAGTCTCTATTAGTCATGAATTTAGTTTTGTTTGAAGTCATCATACCATCAAAAAAGGTCTCTAGCAAGAGGTTGTTTAACCTTCGTGAGGATGTCGTGGATTAAATTCACCTTCAGAGAAAGGTTGAGATTTGGTCAGGTCCCTGCGAGACTGATTCTTAATAACAATAAAGGCATCTTTGTTATACTTACGAGTGCCAATAGGAGATTGCCACCTTTTATTGTACTCTTCACCCACATCAATACCAGAGACTTGAGTTCCTGCCATTTCAACAGTAATCTCATCATCTTCTTCCCATCCATATTTTCGGACTAGGGATGCAACTTGTTCATACACAGTCGGTTTAGCCATAATACGTTCTTCAGGATCAAGATTTCCGATCATAAAAAAAGAGGGAATTAACCCTCTTACTATATCACACATAGATCATACCTGCAAGCATAATACCAAAACAAAAGACTGTGAATAACATTAGTCCAATGCCCATCCAATATACCCACTTTGGTATAGGTTCATTTGTCACCATATAAATTCTCTAGTTTTTCTCTAGATAAATCAACATACATTACTTGTTCTCCTGGTTCAGGTGCTTCTGGATGACGTGGTTTAGGAGGTTTATCCATTATCTTATTAATAGATTGAACATTGCTCCACATCAAAGCAAAAGCACCTCCTGCGATAAGAGAAAAGCATATGCCATATACAAGAACCAGATAGTGATTCACAGTGCATTTCCCCTGGGAAGCACTTCCTCTGGAAATACAAACTGCTCGTGCGGCTGGTCTACTGGAGCCATCCAAGCCCTTAACCCCTCATTCAAAAGTATATTTTTTGTGTAAAATGTTTCGAATTCTGGATCCTCTGCTGCTCTCAATTCTTGGGATACAAAATCGTATGCACGAAGGTTGAGTGCAAGACCGATGATCCCGATTGAAGATGTCCAGAGACCCATAACAGGAACAAACAGCATGAAAAAATGCAACCAACGCTTATTGCTAAACGCAATACCGAAAATCTGCGACCAAAAACGATTAGCGGTAACCATTGAATAAGTCTCTTCTTCTTGAGTCGGCTCAAATGCCTTGAAAGTATTTGATTGTTCGCCATCTTCATAAAGTGTGTTTTCTACAGTAGCACCATGAATAGCACATAAGAGTGCTCCTCCCAGTATACCAGCAACTCCCATCATATGGAAGGGGTTGAGTGTCCAGTTATGAAATCCTTGTAGAAAAAGTAAGAATCTGAAGATTGCCGCAACGCCAAAGGACGGTGCAAAGAACCAACTGGACTGTCCAAGTGGGTACATGAGAAAAACGCTAACGAATACGGCAATAGGACCCGAAAAAGCAATTGCATTGTACGGTCTAATCCCCACTAAACGTGCAATTTCAAACTGTCGAAGCATGAAACCAATTAGAGCGAAAGCTCCGTGGAGCGCCACAAAAGGCCAGAGTCCCCCAAGTTGGACCCAGCGGACGAAATCTCCCTGAGCTTCTGGACCCCAAAGAAGAAGGAGGCTATGTCCGAGAGCATCAGCAGGAGTAGAAACAGCAGCAGTGAGAAAGTTAGCACCCTCAAGGTATGAACTCGCCAAGCCATGGGTGTACCAACTGGTAGCAAAGGTGGTTCCTGTAAGCCAACCGCCAAGAGCGAGATAAGCTGTAGGGAAAAGGAGAATGCCAGACCAACCGACAAAAACAAACCGATCACGCTTAAGCCAATCATCGAGGACATCGAACCAACCTCCTTTTTGTTGTGGAATTGATAGAGTAGATGAAGCCAAAAAAATTACCTCTTAATTACTTCTCATATTTAGTTTACATAACTTTACAGTATTAGTCAATAAGAAGTAATACCTACTCTTTGTCTTCGATAAAGTTGAGGCCATGTATCCATAATAATTTGCCTCAACTTATCAGGAGTTTCTGTCGTTATCATCTTTATTACATTTTTAAATTATTGTACCTAGGGTTTGTTAGATATTCTTGACGAACCATTTCACTCAATTCATCACAACACTTACACCATTCATCTCTCAATTCTTTACGTTTTGGCGTGTTTCTTTTTTCCGAATCTTGAAATATTTCATACCATTCATTCCATATATCCGCACATTCCTTTGACTTATCGTTGAGATGCGGTTCCCGATACATTGGAAACCCTCTGTGTGGGTTGTGTGCCCGTGACTACATTTCTATTTACCCCATCATTCCAGTGTCTTACTGCATTGGCCACGATAGCCACATTGGTAACCAAGTAAGAAATAAAAATAAGGGTGCGTATGCCAGCAATAATATCTGCCTCTCGATCATCTTTTCCATCTTTTTGTCCTAATGCTTTTGCCCAAATTCTCCAGGCACTTTTCCTCTTACCCATTTACTTTAATCTCTCTCATTCCTTTGACTTCAACTCCACGTTTCAGCATAGACATCATTGATTGTTGTGCAGTAATCATATCAAAGTAAACAGCAACTCTATCTTTACCCCAGAGCACATAATCAACTCCATAGTATCCATACTTGAGTGGGTCTCTAACTTTTGCCATTAAAAAAGAGGGTCTGTGTGACCCTCTTATTATATCAGTATTTAGTTTTTATATCAACCGAGATACTCAATCATCTTTTGGAGGATATGGGTGTTGTCTCCTACAAGACCCAGTGCGGTGTTGCAGTTGTTGCAGAGGACACCCCGTATCTTGTTTGTGGAGTGGCAGTGGTCAATACACTTCTTGGTTAGTTCTGCATCACATATTTGACAGTTCTCATTCTTCATTAGATCATTATACTGCTCCTCACTAATTTTTAGTTTTTGTCTAGTTTTTTCGTGGGGCTTATAATACTCTCTCCTAACAGTAGTGGTGCATTTTCTACATTTATTTTGATATCCAATATTTCCAGAAGCATAAGTTCTTTTATGAAAGTTTGAAAGAGGCAACTCTTGCTTACAGATGCTACAAGTTTTCATTATTGTAATGCGTATTCTCAATACCTATTTATACAAAAAAAGGATCTCAATGAGACCCCCTTTTTATTATTCAGTTTTCAGGAAACTCAACCGATGGTTGGAGCAGTAAGTGCAACAGGAGTGGACTCAGCAGCAGCAAGATCCAGAGGGAAATTGTGTGCGTTCCTCTCGTGCATCACTTCCATCCCGAGGTTGGCACGGTTCAGCACATCTGCCCAGGTGTTGAGCACACGACCTTGACCGTCGATGATGGACTGGTTGAAGTTGAAACCGTTGAGATTGAATGCCATGGTGCTAACACCAAGTGCAGTGAACCAGATTCCTACGACAGGCCATGCTGCAAGGAAAAAGTGAAGTGAACGGGAGTTGTTGAAGGATGCATATTGGAAGATTAGACGACCAAAGTATCCATGAGCAGCAACAATGTTGTAGGTCTCTTCTTCTTGACCGAACTTGTAACCATAGTTCTGGGACTCGTTTTCTGTGGTTTCACGAACCAGTGAAGAAGTAACCAGAGAACCGTGCATTGCGGAGAACAGTGAACCACCGAAGACACCAGCCACACCAAGCATGTGGAAGGGGTGCATCAGGATGTTGTGCTCTGCTTGGAAGACAAGCATGAAGTTGAACGTGCCACTAATACCAAGGGGCATACCATCAGAGAAAGAACCTTGACCGAAAGGATAGACCAGGAATACAGCAGATGCAGCAGCAACAGGTGCGGAATATGCAACGCAGATCCAGGGACGCATACCCAGACGATAAGAAAGTTCCCACTCACGACCCATGTAGCAGAAGATGCCAATCAGGAAGTGGAAGACGACCAATTGATAAGGACCACCGTTGTAAAGCCATTCATCAAGTGATGCAGCTTCCCAGATGGGATAGAAGTGGAGTCCAATTGCGTTAGAAGAAGGAACAACAGCACCAGAGATGATGTTGTTTCCATAAAGGAGAGAACCAGCGACTGGTTCACGGATGCCATCGATGTCCACAGGAGGAGCAGCGATGAAGGCAACGATGAAGCAGAGTGTAGCAGCAAGCAGGGTTGGAATCATAAGAGTTCCGAACCAACCAACATAAAGACGATTGTTGGTGGAAGTGACCCACTCAGTGAACTGGTCCCAAGTATTCGATTGTTGTTTTGAAAGTGTTGTAGAAGACATTGTTTTGAAATTTAAGTAAGACCATCAGGGACATGGTGGAGTTACTATTTCCCAAGACCCCTCGCCTTGGGATATAAGAGACGTGATTTAGACACCCTAGAGGTCTCGGTTTGCGGGGTGTGTTCCAACGGTTAAGAAATGTAAACTTCTTTGTCGTTGATTTATTTAGTATACTACGGTCTCCACTACTTGTCAAGTCCCCATTTGGTAGTACCCATTTGGAGGTGTTGAAGCGGTGTCTCCCGAAGACCTGTCTATTATAAGGCACAAAAAAAGGGGTGTCAACCCCTAAAATCGATATTCCTCTATCTTGTCCAAGACCAAATTAAGATACTTATGAGCAAGATCCTTTTCTCCTTGCCATACAGTTTTTGGCTCTTGATCAACTTGATGTTTTAACTTAAGAACATGACACTTGATTTCATCTCTTGTCAATTGGTTATGTGACATAATACAAAAAAAACTCTGTCCTTTATTTAGAACAGAGTTTGAGAATTAAATTGGGTTATATGCGGGAACCATCATACCGCCGTCCATGTCATCATCATCATCTACGTCCTCACTAAACAGGGCGGCATAAAAAATAAATGTGCCCAGCATTATAGAACCTAGAAGTAACATATCATTCACCATACACCTGGAATGATCTGGCCACTAACGGCATAAGATCCCATTGCGGCAATGACTCCAATCATTGCTGCCCAACCATTAATGCGTTCTGCTTTTTCGTTCATTGTTTTTGCTCCTGAGTTTTGTTGTAAATAACGACTCTGCCATTTTCGTGACTGAATACTAATTCGTCATCGTGCCCCCAGCAGAGTTCTTCGTATAGGGCATTTAATTTAACTATGTCTTCTTGAAGTTGATTAGGATTTGGCATACTGATCAAATAACTTTCTGATGTTTTGGGTAATTCCCATACCACCTATGTATTCTTCTAACTTGTTTCCTTCAGAATCTGTAACAACAAGAACAGGTGTTGCAGTCACACCATACTTTTTAGCAAGATCTAGTGCTTCTTGAGATGGAGTTGACCCAAAATCTTCAAGATCTACCTTTTCAATGATGCTGGTTCTTTCATCTTTGATAGAACGAAAGTATTTTTCTACCAACATACAAGGGCCACAAGAGTCCTTGGAGAAAAGAAGAAACTTGTTCATCAGTAGAGTTCCTCTTCCTTTTCAGTTTCGATAACAAGATCAGAAGTTGGATATGCAACACAAGTGAGAACAAATCCTGCTTCAATTTGATCATCATCAAGGAAAGATTGATCGGATTGATCAACTGTTCCAGAGACAATTTTGCCAGCACATGATGAACACGCACCTGCACGACAAGAATAGTTCATTTCAACACCTGCTTCTTCGGCAGCATCAAGAATATACTGATCATCTTCAACAGAGATAGTATTCTCGGTGCCGTCAGGAGTGCGAAGAGTTACGTTAAAAGCCATTTGTTTAGTAAGTTTCAGATAATTGTTCTACAGAGTATGCCAACAATACAAAGAAGGCAATGCTAGTTATTGTAAACAAAGTTGAAGTCATTGTCAAGTGCTCCTGTTTACTTCGTAAATAGATGAATCACCATAAGTCTTGTGGTCCTTATATCCTACCATACGACCCTTCGTATTCTGAAGAGCAGGCATGAAAGCAACAAGGAAAAAGACGGCAGGTGCTCCGATGATGAGTGCTCCAGCAATCACATAATATGTGAAAAGTTCAACGATGCTGTGTTCCATAATCAAATACCGAATGCACCGAAGAAGAACAGGCTACCAGTAGTTGCATAGGAAACGACTGCTGCGACGAATCCCAGCATGGCAACACGACCGTTCAGTTTCTCTGCTTTTTCAGCATGTGTTTCGATACCATAACGATCAAGATCTTCTTTAGTCATGTACATGGTGGGTTCAGTTGCCCACATATTCTGTTGTCCACGCTCATTAGTTGTTACGGTCATTGTCTTTGTAAAGAACTGTTACATAATTATATAGGAAATGTAAAGTTCTGTCAAGCATCTCTTTGTGTTGGTTCCGTAATTCTTCCAAGATATGGATCGTAGTTCATATAATCAACAATATCAATATTAGCACCATTCTGTTGCCAAAAGTTAGTGAGAGCCTGGTAATTGCCCTTGTGATAGATGTCAACGTGCTCTGGGTGTATAGAAGACCCAAGTTCTGTTCTATAGACTAATAGGGGCATGGAATAAGTGTTACCGGAATTATAAATCAAATCATCAGCAACTGGTCTTGGTTTACATCCATTGTCCAATTTATACTTTTCACCACGAACATGAAATCTTAAAAGTTTTTCTGCATGATGACGATTGATAATATAACATGCTGTTGAAAAATCATTTACAAATCTTTTGTGAAGACGAACATGAATATCCCCAGTACAGATAATAGCAATTTGAACTACATCCCAATCATATGGAACATGTGCATAAAAGTCATTCCAAGTAAAATTCCAAAACCTTACCGTTTCTAAACTACAGTCATCTTCCATCATAATCGCATAAGGAGAATCAGAAGTTTCTAACCAATGCTTGATGGCTTTAAGATGACTTGTAGAACATCCAATTTCTCCAGAAGAAACTCTATCAGGATATTTTCCTGTGAGTATATCACTCAAGTCATCATCACGGCCATCATATCCAGAGATGCGAGTATAGTTTTCAATTTCCCAATACTTAAATTGATCTTCCATATACTTCCATCTTTCTGGTTGATCATCCAGATTGATACAATATATCGGACCCATACCCTTAAGTTTAAAGGCAGATTTATTTTTATCTAAAAGTGCTTCTGTCATTTTTTAAAAGTCAATCTTATAAACTTCTTCAGATGGTTTGCCAAACTTAACCCGTTCACCATATCCATCAAGATCGTCTCTAATCTGTGTCATAATAGTTTCAATATCGTCAATATAAACAGTATAACCAGCATAAAGAAGGTCTAAACAAAGTCTATACTGCTGACTCTCTGTGAGAATATCAGTTCCTTTTTTATAAGAAACATAATCAAAGTAAAAAGGAAGTTTATTTACATTTTTAGAAATAAAATAATCACATAAGAATTTTGCATGTTCATTATTAAAGTTATCAGTGGTGTTTCCTAGATCAAATTTGAGACCAAGTTTTTTTGCAAATGCTCCAAAAGAACGATTATCTCTAGGAAGACATGGGCCACCAAAACCATATCCATACTTCAAATATTTACGACCAACTCTCGTATCATCACCAATTGCTTCAAGAACAGTTGATATTTCATTCTCCAAACCATAGAGAGTCATCACTTGTCCAACCATGTTTGCATAACTAATTTTTGTTGTTAGAAAACAATTAACTGCAAGTTTGACAAGTTCTGCAGAAGTAGTTGACATAAAGTGAATCTTTGGTTCAGTTTCCTGAATCTTGTGATAAAGTTCACAAAGATCTGCATATACTAAACTATTATCACCACCAATGAGAACCATATCTGCACGTCTCAAATCACGTACAATGGATCCTTGAGCAATAAATTCTGGATTGTAAAATACTTCTACACCGCATTCTTTCAACTCTTCTTGAATCTCTGCACAATCTCCAGGATTTGTTGTACACCCAACAACAAAAGATTTACCAGCAGATTTAGAAGATTTTTTAATATCTTCCACTACCTCCCATACAGCTTCAACGTTATAACTTCCATCCGAACGTGAAGGTGTTGCAACAAGAGTGTAAATTATATCACACTCATCAATTACTTTCTGATTACTTATCGTAGCAGTAAAGTTTGTTGCCTCAAGTAGCATCTTCTGTACTTCAGGTTCATTGGTATTAATAAATTTGTTTTGAAGACCATTTACATAGTCTTCTCTGCAATCAGAAACAATAACTTCATATCCAGCTTGTTCGCAAAGAAGAGCAAAGCAAATACCTAATCTACCAGCTCCGATAACTCCAATTTTCATAGTTTAAACGTAGGAATTGATGACATTTTATGTTGATTCTGGGTGTTAAACTTTTGATATTGCTTAACTGCATGTTTCTGTTCATCAGATAAAGGATTACCTTTCCACATATCAAGTGAAGATGGATCTTTCCAATCCATTATTCCACTTTCCATTACCCATTCGAGAAGTTCATAGGAAACACCAAGTTGTTGCTCATCCGTTCTACTATCTCCCCAAAGCCCATCGGTTGGAGGAGCATCAATAATACGTTGATCTACACCAAGATATTTTCCAAGTTCCCATACTTCTGTTTTATAAAGATCTGCAATTGGTGCAATATCAACACCACCGTCACCATATTTAGTATAAAACCCAACACCATAATCCTCAACCTTATTACCAGTTCCAACAACAATACCATTTTTAGAACCAGCAACTTGATATAAAGTTACCATACGAAGTCGTGATTTTGTATTCGCATTTGCAAGTTCATTTTTAGTAAACTCATCACCAGTCCACCATCCAAATGATTGCAAGAATTTATCATAAACTCCAGAAAGTTCAACTCGAACTTTAGTCACATTATCATATTTCTTTTCCAACTCATTAACATAATCTCTTGAAAGAGAATCACTATCATGAGAAGAATACAATGGCATTGAAAGAACATAAGTTGGAAACCCAGTTTCAGCACAAAGAGTAGCTGTAACAGCAGAATCGATTCCACCAGATACCCCTACAACAAATGCTTTGATACTAGGATTATCTGAAACATATTGATTTAACCATTTAACAATATTTTCTTTGAGATGTTGATAGTCTGTAATTCTATTCATAGCACAATCCAATCGGAACAATAAAGGTCTTTGATGTTTTTATCTGCATAAGCAGGACCAAACCACATCTTTGGTGCAATCACTTTTTTGTTAGGGTTTGCAATCAACCATGCTCCCCACCAACTCATACTACTGTTAGCAATTATAGCATGTGAACACAATGACATCAAGCACAAGTCAGCATATGGTGTATAAGAACCATCAGAATATTTCTGTTGAGGTTCAGAAATTAAAAATCTATCTCCAGAGAAAAATTCTTGTTCTTTGACCCATTCAGGAGAATCTGAAAATACAATTACTGGTTGATCATCATCAAACTCTGCAAGGGCTCGCTCATAATATTCAAGTGGTTGAACAGGGTGTTGATCACCACATTGAGTATAACTCCATTTGAATCCACGAGGGTCAGTGAGATTTGGATCTCCACGTCGAACATGAAGCATAATAGGTTCACCTTCAACTGTAGACATCATCTCCTTACACGGAAGAAGATGTTCATCATGAAATGTGTAGTCCTCTCTTATTTGATCTGAAATGTGTTGAAAGTATTTTTCAGATTGAAAGAACCCATGGAGACTTGTATTGTCTGGACATTTGTCAAAGAGTTCTTGAGAGAAATGAAAGTGTGGTTCCTGAACGTATTTAACATCCTCACCAATTCCCTCATGTCTATTTGATGAGAGTTTAAAGCAATCATGAAGACTATAATTTTCTATCCCTTTCATATGTGATGGAGGAATACAAAATTGATAACCATGTTTAGCTGCTATTCCACGAAGAGCAGCATATTCGAACATTTGATTTCCAAGTCTCCCCAGACTTCCTATGTGATTAAAAAATAACATAATCTCAAATAATTTCTAAATCATAGTATTTGTTGAAGTTAACAATTCCCGTACCTAATCGGGAACCATGACCAAGTTCAGAAAAGTCATAACAATCATGCCTATCACGATCAATTCCATCCCAAAATTCTTGCATACTTCCACCGGCATTATTATGGATATCATCCAAAAATAACAATCCACCTTCCCAAACACTCTCCAAATGTTTAACCATTTCAACTTCTTCTCTACCAGTATGTGCTGCATCAATTGTTAAAAATCTAATATTAGTGTAATCAATATTATCATTCATAAAATTACCAATTCTAAATTCAATGTTTCTAAATTTTTCAGGAACATCATTAGAATGTTTGGCAATATCATAACTGATAATATTATTAGATTCATTATGAGACATCATAAGTGCAGATCCACCCAAGCATGTTCCAATCTCAAGAATCGTTATATCATTAAATAATGTAGAAAGATATGCATATAGTGGATAATCACTCACTCCTGGTTTGTTCCAGTTACCTTTTTGACCGGCCCACATATAATCAGTAAGATATTCATACTGATTATAGTTTGCAAGAAGATCTTCAGAATCAATTTTTAACTTATTCATTTTATTTCTCCTTTAAAAAATTACAGTTTACACATGATTGAATCACTACATCAAATTTGAAAGTGATTATATTTTTTCAGATATTTTTGACGTGAATAATAATGTTTTAATTGTTTCTTATTTAAGACTTTTATTTTTTCCCATTCAGCAACATTACTTGCCATGTGTGGATTGGAAAACCAAGAATTTTCACTTCTCCCATGCTCCAAATGATAAACAAAATCAACAATTCTACCAACCTTATATCCTAAAGTGGTGAATCTGTGCAATCTCTCAACATCTTCTGGAGCATAGGCTTTAAAGTTTTCATTCTCCATTCCTCCCTCTATATAAACATCCCTATTGAAAACTTGCACCCATCCAGCATCAGCAGTTGAAATATTTGTATGCTTATCCAAATCGGTATAGTCCTTTGTCATTAAAAACTTGGAGACGACCTCATCGTCAGCATACACTCGTTTTTGAAAGTTTCCTCTCTCATAAGGATAGACCACATCAAAAGTTTTATCAAGTATACTTTGATATGATTTTACATAAGATTCTAGAGGAAGAATTACATCACTATCATAATTGAAAATAACTTCAGTCTTTGCTTCCATCAACATTTCATTAATAATTCTTTGTCGATGAAATAACTTATCATCACTTTTCTCAAAGATGTGGTTAATATTGATATCTACATCCACAATATTATGAAGAATTGGCATTGCCTTCTCTTCAAACACTGAATGAGTATCTACCTCTTTGATGAGAATATTAGTATCAAAAGTTTCTAAAAGAAATGCAACTACCGTTATGATATTTCTAAGCCGATCTTCTGACTCTATTCGTATTGGAATTATGAATGTAGCTTTCGTTAAATCAATTCTCATCTGGATACTTTCTGTTTTTCATGAACTCTGGATATTTTTCTTGAACATAGCGATACTCTCCTCTGTTCATCATCCAGTTTCCCTCTGGATGTTCAATTACACAGTCATACTGTGATGTTGCCTGACTGCTTACTCTATTATCATGCTCACGATTTGCAATCAATACACTATGAATGAATTTAGGCATACCATTATTCCATCTCATTCTATGATAAAAATCAGTGTCAAGCAAGAGTTTGAGATTAATATCAAATTTCACCTTACAATCATTTAGAAAAGAAACTGCAGAAGGGCTGCTGAGTAAATTTCTACCTTCTAAAGTGTAGTCTGACCATATAGGCATCTTTTCACTTGCATATCTACCATCTCTCAGTTCACAAAATCCACTGAATACCCACTTACACTCAGGGTCTTGATACTGATCATATATGTTTTGAAGAGCAGTGTTATCTACAAACACATCATCAGAGAACATGATTTTAATAATTCTACCTTCACAGTTATCAAGAGCAACGTTTATATTTTCACAAGGGACATCACCCTCATATCTAACATATGTGAATTCAAAATCATCTGAATATTCCTTACAGACATCCAAGATACCATCATTCTTACTTTGATCAGAAATGACAATATCAATATCTTGAAAAGTTTGACTCTTAATTGAATCGAAGAGTTCTCTCAACCACTTAGGGCCATTCTCACCACGATCATGGCACGGGATAGCAATGCTGATTTCAGACATCAAGATACTCCCATTCCTTCTGGTAAATATCCGTAGGATCCTCCCCATCAGGTCCAAACCACAGTTTAGGACCAATCACCCTATTATGTCCTGCCAACCATGCTCCCCACCATGAGAAGGTAGAGTTGGCAATGATGTTGTAATTACACATAGACATCAAACACATATCATGTATGTTATCACTTTCAGAGATAAAGAATCTATCTGAAGAGAAAAACTCATGTCCAAAAGCCCATTGAGGGTCATCAGTAAAGACAAAAACTGGAATGTCTTCGGGAAGTTTAGACAGTGCTTCTTCATAGTAACTGATAGGAAGCACAGGATGATATGTTGGTTTGATCAAATGATCTGTGCGACGAACGTGCAGAGAAATTGCTTCTGTATGTCCCTCATCAATGACAATTTCTTTCCAAATTTCATCACAGAGTTTCTTTACATCATCACGAAACTCAAAGTCTTTACGAAGTTCTTCTTCTACATGAAAGAAATATCTTTCAGACTGAAAGTAACCATATAGATTTACATTATCAGGACAAGTTTTTACAAGTTCTTTATCATACCTAAAAGATGATTCCTGTTTATATTGTCCATTTAAAAGACCAACATTATTAAGTGATGGCAATTTAAAAGCCATGAAGAGTTTATGTTGATTTTCTTCATCATTAAACTCATCATCATTCCTCGGTCCATTCGGAATACAAAAGTCATATCCTCTTGCTTTTGCAATTCCTTTAGTTGCTGCATATTGGAACATTTGATTTCCAAATCGGCCATTCTTTCCTAGATGGTTATGTCCTATCATCTTTCTAATTTAACTCCTGGTGGTAGTCTATAATGAAATCCAAATGGTGTCACCCCCTCACATTCCGGAACTCTTGTTTCCTGTGAAAATCTTACAGCAACATCAACAGGTGCATACTTACACCCCTGCTCTATAAAAATATGCCTATTATGAACACAAACATTTCCATCCTCATGATAATTCACAACTCCTTCTGGCATCCAATAAAAGTCACTATTGTTAGTTTCCCAAGGAACTTCAACTTTAGTCGGAACCTCAAGAAACTTTTTACTCCTTAAAGAAAATCCACCATTACCAACACGATGGTGATTACCAAAAGGATCAATGTATGCATCCTCAACTACTGCCCATGGAGCTCCAATATAATCATAATTCAACCATTGTGGATCCCATTTATCTGGGAACAAAACAAAACCATCTTGCTGAACAAGTAAGCAGTGTGATGTGTCTATATGATTATGAAGATGGTACACGACATAATGATTATAATCATTATAGTTTTTAATATCAGTTACTGGTCGTTCTATGGTGATATTTGAATCTAAATTTGGAGGATCCTTATCTGTTACTAATTTCACGGACCCATATTTTATACCATTCATGCTGGTATAAACCGCAGTTAGAGTTTCATTTATTCGGTCTGTAGTATCAATACTGACCAATGTAACATCAGATAGATCAATCATACTTCATCTCTATAGATATTTGTTCTTTGCTTATACTCTTCCCATTCTAACCTACATTCATCAGGTGTAAAGAGTTTACCTACTCTGTCCATATAATAAGTTGGGTAACTATATATGCTACATCCAAGAGACCACCATCCTTGAGATCTATTGTGATCAAACCAATACTTTGGAGCAATGCAATTTTGTATGTTTTTATTCAACCACAATGGCCAGCAAGCAAATGTTGATGCTCCACAAATAATATTTTTTGCATTTTTAAGTGCAACAAAATCCCAAGCAACACTATCATGATAAGCAGGAAACTCTGGTAAAACTATATTTGCAGTTTTAACATCTTCAGTAACAATACAAAATCTCATGTTCGGATTAAACTTCAACATATTTTGTATTGCATTGTCATAATATGATCTTGGAAACCAACAACCAGCATTCCCAATCATATCACTACCACGAAAATTGATGACACAAATATCATCACCACAAGTTTCATTGTGTTCAAATTCTGGTTTTACTTTTAACCAACTACGAACCAAATCCATTTCATCATAAAAATAATCTTCCGATTGAAAAGATCCATCAATCTTTGTATTATCTTTTATTTCAAAAAGTTTTTTATCAGTGAGTCTAATATCTGTTTTTAGCATAGGGTCAGTATATAACCCGTGCCTATGTTCTACATAATAGTTCTCTATCCCATCAGGAAGTTTATCTGGTGGGCCGCCAGGAGGACTGGAACCACCATAAACTGGTTTACCAAGATCAAGATCCATAAAATGAATTCCATTATCATTGAATCTTCTATCGCCAAAATTTTCCAGTCCAGTGAACCCATAATCAAATCCCCTCTTACGGGCGAGCATTCTAGTAGCTACGTAAACAAATAACTGGTTACCAAAACCTTGACCATAATAAAATTCAGAAACAATCATTTGAATTCAGAAACAACTTTTGCAATGTAATCAATCATATCTTGTGTAATTGTAGGAGAGCATCCCAAGAAAAATACTTTATCAAGAACTTGATTTGCTTCTGGATATTTTCTAGCATCATCTAAATGACTATATCCAGGATGCAATAAGATATTACCAGCAAAATAATTGCGAGTTTGAATTTTATTTTTTTCAAAATGCGAAACTAAAGATCTTTTCAGATTTTTATCATCACAAACAATAGGAACTCCAAACCAACTTGTTTCAGATTCTTCTCGCTCATTTACAACTCCAGTACCAGGAATACTCTCAATAATCTTTTGTATTTTTTTCTTATTACTTCTACGAATCTTATGTATCTCTTCAAACTTGAGAAGTTGAATTGAACCAACTGCACCTTGCATATCTAAAGGTTTAAGATTATATCCCATATTACCAAACACATATTTGTGATCAACAATATCAGGATAATCCTGCAACCAAGTGTCAAATCTCCTCCCACAAACACCATTCGAAAGAAGATTTTGCTGTCCAACACAATAACATCCTCGTCCCCACCA